TGTTACATGAGTGAGTCAAGGGCCGAGATGACGTCAGCGGCCATCAATGATCTCCCTGATTCTGCCTTTGCCTACGTGGAGCCGGGGGGCACGAAGGATGCACAGGGTAAGACGACACCCAGGAGCAAGCGCCATTTTCCCGTGCATGACGAGGCTCACGCGCGGAATGCACTCGCCCGCGCCCCGCAGTCGCCGTTCGGGAAAATGGCCATGCCGAAGATCCTGTCGGCCTGCCGCAGGTTCGGGATCCAGGTCTCCGGGCACGAGCGGTCGGCGTTCGGCGCGGCCGACATGGACGGCTTCCCGGAGCGCCGGTTCACCCGGTTCCCGCCCGAGCTGCGCACCGACGGCGAGAACGGCCCGCAGTTCATCTACGGGTACGCGGCCGCGTTCGGCAAGCTGAGCCGCAAATTGGGCGGCTTCGTGGAACAGGTCGACCCGGGCTGCTTCAACGAGTCCCGCGCGGACGGCTGGCCCGATGTTGTTTGCCGGTATAACCACAAGGACGACGCCCTGCTCGGCACCACCTACGCCCGCACGCTCCGGCTCGCTACCGACAAGACCGGCCTGGCCTACGAGGTGGAGCCGCCGCAGGCCCGCGCCGACGTGCTCGAATACGTCCAGCGGGGCGACATCCGGCACTCCAGCTTCGCCTTCCGCGTGTTCCCGGGCGGTGACGAGTGGGGCGTCAGTGAATTCAATTATCCCATGAGGACACTGTTGTCGGTGCAATTGGTCGACGTCGCGCCGGTTCTCGACCCGGCCTACCCGGACGCCACCGCCGCGGCCCGCGCGCTCAACGGCGCCGTCGAGTCCCTGGCCGGATGGGTCCAGGGGGATCCCGAGGAGGTCCGGGCCCGGCTGTCCGAGGGGAGGGCCATGGAGTTCTTCCGCAGGTCGGACGGCAACGGCAAGCCGAAGGAGCGGCAGCGCGCGGCGCCCCGCCCGGCGCTGACCGGCGCCCAGGCGCTGCTCGCGCTGCAGGCCAATATGAGTGACCCCTATGCAGACGAGGAGTAGCGGGCCGCCGTAACTCCATGGGTCGTCGTTTCAAGAGGGGGCGGCCCGCTAGGTACCAGAGTGTATCACAGGTAAATACGCAAGCGCGCTGAAAGGCCGTAGCCACAATGCGGACGGAGCCGGCGCTGGTGCAGATGGCAATCTCATCGAAAGGACAAGGACCATGCCATCTGAGGTCGCGAAGAGGCTCAGGGATCGCCGCATGAATGTGTGGGAAGATGCGAAAAAGATAGCGGAAATGGCCGCTGAGGAGAACCGCGCGCTCACGGATGAAGAGCAGGGCAGGTGGGATGCGCTGCAGGAGGAGATGTCCAAGCTGGACGTCCGCATCCGGGCCGTGCTCGATACGGAAAAGCGCGCCAAGGAGGCGGACGAGGCATTCGACGCGCTATCTGGCCGCAAGCCCGACGCCGGCCAGGCGGCCCGCACCGCGGGCGGCAGCGCCATGGCCGAGGAGGTCCGCAAGTGGGCGAGGGGGGAAGAGGGAGCGCCCCGCGCGCTGGAAATCCGCAGGGATCCGGCCCTCGGCCCCATCAACTACCGTATCCTCACTACAGGCGGCACTTCCGCTAGCAGTATCGTGCCCACGGACTTCTACGACATGCTCATCGCACACTTGATCGAAGTTTCAGGTGTGATGCAGTGCGGTCCGACCGTCCTGAACACGGGCGGCGGGGAAACCTTGCAGGTCCCGAAGACGACCAGCCACTCGACCGCGGCGTCCGCGGCCCAGGCCGGCAACATCCCGACGTCCGATCCGGCCTTTTCCATGCAACCTTTGAGTGCCTATAAATACGGCATTCTCCTCCAGGTAGCTAGGGAATTGATCGACGACACTGCTGTCGATCTCCTCGGTTATCTCGCGATGCAGGCAGGCCGCGCGCTGGGAAATGCATTCGGCAATGACCTCGTTAACGGGTCCGGCACCGGGCAGCCGTCCGGCGTCGTCCCGGCCGCCACCGTCGGCGTCACCGGAACGGTTACCGGCGTTTCCGGAGCGCCTTCCTATGCCAACCTCGTCGATCTCGAATACTCAGTGATCGCGCCTTATCGGCAGAGCCGCTCGTGTTATTGGCTCGCGGCTGATAAAACCATAGGGGGCTTCAGGAAAATCACCGACACGACCGGCAGGCCCATCTGGGAACCGTCCGCCGTGCTCGGCTCGCCGGACCTGCTGCTGGGAAAGCCCCTGGTAGCGGACCCGTTCATGCCCGCCCAGGCCACGAACGCCAAGTCGATCGCATTCGGCGATTTCTCGCAGTATTTCGTGCGGCTGGTCGGCGGGGTACGGTTCGAAAGATCGGACGACTTCGCCTTCGGATCGGACCTTGTCACATTCAGGGCAATCCTCCGAGGCGACGGCACATTGGTCGACCGTACCGGCGCCGTCAAGGTGTATCAGGGGGCCTCCAGTTTATGGAGCAGTGCGTCCCCCGCCCGCGCCGCTGCCATTGCCGGCCCGGGCGGGGGTCCACCCGGGAGCGGGCCCGGTTTAGCTCATGGCAGGATAACCCCCTGCCAGCCGATATAGAGGAGCAGCCGTGCGGGTGAGGATGCTGCACTGGATCTCCGGCGGCCGCTGGGACGGGCGCGACTGGCCCGACGCCGGCGGCGAGATCGACATCCCCGAGCAGGAGGCCCGGGACCTGATCGCCGGGAATATGGCCGTGGCCGCCGCGCCGCTGCCCGCCCGCAGCATGACCGAGGGCGAGCCGGAGCCCCCGGCTGAGCCGCTGCCCGCGCCGCCCCCGCCGGAGGACACGCAGGTCTCGGCGGTCACCCAGGTGTCACCGCTGGCGCAGGCCGCGCTGACCGGCGCCGGCGCCGCGGCCCAGCCCGCGGAGCCCGCGGAGATGCCCCGGCCGCAGGACCCCAAGCAGGCGTGGATCGACTGGGCCGTGGCCTCGGGCGCCGGGGCGGAGCAGGCCGCCGCCATGACGAAAGCAGATTTGATGTCACGGTATGGGGGCAGGCTGTGAGCGCCCTCCCGGCTTACCATGAGAGCAGGACAGGATAGGAGTTCCCGATGGCTGACAGCAGCATGGTCCCCGGCTACAACCGGGCCAGGGCGTCCCGCGGCGGGCCGGACCGCGCGGGCGAGGGCGCGGGCGGCGATCCGACCAACCAGCCCGGCCAGTACCCGCCCGGCTCTGACCACGGCATCTTCGGCGGCCCGCTGCCCACCGGGACCGGCGCCCCGGGCACCGCGGGCGGCGCCGGCGACGGCGACCCGACCATCGAGGCCGGGCAGCTGTCCGACGACTTCACCGGGGTCCCCTCGTCGGAGATCACCGGCACCGGGGCGCCCGGCAGCACCGGGGGCGAGCCCAGCGACGGGACCGGGGCCGATTCGGCGCGGTTCACCCGGCCCGGCAGCTACCTGTCCGGGACGTACGCCCAGGACAGCGTCCGCGACGACTTCGGCGGCCCGGGCGAGTGGACCGAGGCCAACGACTCCGGCTACGCGACCGGCGGCCCGCAGCTGCCCGGCATCAAGGGCAACGAGCCGCGGGCCGGCGAGGGCCGGTTCCAGCCGGGCGGCGGCCGGGTGCTGCGCGGCGGCCGGGCCGTGCGGGGCTGAGCCGTGGAAGACCTCAGCCGCCTCGCGGACGACTCGATGTGGTGCACCAGCCAGGGCGGCGGCAACGTGACCACGGTGCGCCCGGCGGCCATGTCCGCGCCCGGCTCCGCGCCGGTCAACCCGCGCCTCGGCGAGGATGAGCGGCCCCCGCACGTGGCGCCCAGCCCGGAGATCCCCGTCAGCTTCACCGGGAAGCCGGAACCGGCCGCCGGGGCACCGGACCCGGCCGCCCCGGCCTGGAAGCCCGCCGGATCACCCGGGGTGACGCGGACCCCGCCGCCCGTCCCGCCCGAGCCCCCCGGCCGCTCGATGCCCGGCTGGGCCCTGGCCTAACAGGAGGAGAAGAACATGGCAGATGCACCGGGCCCCATCACGTCACCGCCCGCGCAGGGCTGGCAGGGGTGGGACGCCACGTCTGAGGAGCCGGTCGCCGGGTGGGAGTGCCTGGAAAGCGTGGCCGGCGAGATCGGCTTCGACGGCAGCCAGGGCGGCGATCACTTCGCGAGCGCCCCCGGCGCCGGGCAGGGTCCGTGGAAGCAGACTTAGGAAGCAGGCGCAGATGGCCGACAACTCGCACTCCGGCAACTCCAACCGGGGCAACGCCGGCAACCCGAGCCCGGCCCCGCGGCCGCCCGGCCAGGAGCTGTCCACGGTGAAGAACGCCGACCTGGCCAACGCCGGGAACGCGAACCTGGCCCGCTGACATGACCGACCTGGCCCAGCCCTGGCCGCCCGGGCAGGAGCCGGAGAACATCGCCGGGATCGAGATGGGCACGGTCAAGCCGCCCGGCGGGGAGTGCGCCCGGGTCTGGCCGGACGGGCCGCCGGGGCACGACTACTGGCTGGGGTCCCCGGACCCGGTCCCGGCCGCGGCGTTCACCTACACCCCGGCCAGCCCGTCGACCCAGGACAACGTGACGTTCGACGGGTCCTCCTCGCAGCCGGCCGTGGCGGACGCGATCATCACGTCGTACTCGTGGCTGTTCAACAACTCGGTCACCCGCAGCGGGATGATCGTCACCTGGCGGCTGCCCAGCGGCCACGGCAGCTACGACGCCACCCTGACCATCGCCGACACGACCGGCGGCTCGGACAGCGTGACGCAGGTGCTGGTCATATGAGCCCGCCGCGGGCCCTGGTCATCGTGCCCAGCCGGGACCGCGACGAGCGGCTGGACTTCATGCTCGGCGAGGCGCTGTCGCTGTCCGCCGGGATCGCCGACTTCGCGGTCTGCTACGACGACACCGACCCGCGCCGCGAGGCGTACGCGAAGCTGCGCCGCAAGTTCCCGCAGGCCGCGCCCGGCGCGCAGGGCGTGCTGTGGTACCACGGGCCGCGGCGGTCGATGACCGGCTGGACCAACTGGGTGGCCGCGCACCCCCGGGCGTCGCGCTACGGCGTGCTCGGCAGCCTCGGCGACGACCACGTGCCCGTCACCCCCGGCTGGGACCTGAAGCTGGCCGCCGCGATCGGGGAGATGGGCGGCACCGGGATCTCCTACGGCGACGACCGGCACCAGCACGGGAACCTGCCCACCGCGCCGTTCATCTCCCGGGACATCACCGACGCGCTCGGCTGGATGTGCCTGCCCGGCACCATGAGCAAGTTCTGCGACAACGCGTGGAAGGCGCTCGGCGTGCTGGCCGGCTGCCTGGCCTACCGCCCGGAGGTGGTCATCGAGCACCTGCACCCGGACGCCGGCAAGGCCGCGCAGGACGGGACCTACCGGCACGGCAACGAGTCCTGGGAGCCCGACCGGCAGGCGTTCAGCGCGTGGCAGGCCGGGCCGTGCGCCGCCGACGTGCTGACGGTGCAGCGGGTGATGGCCCGGGCCCGGGAGCCGTCACGGTGAGCCTGGCCGGCCAGTTCCTCGCCCGGGCCGGCGGCTCCTGGACCGACATCCGCGACCACCTGCCGTTCATCCACGAGCAGGCGCTGGGCCGCGGCGTCATGGCCGAGCTGGGCGTGCGGGCCGGCAACTCGGCCTGCGCGCTGCTGGCCGCGATCGAGGTGGCCGGCGGCGGCGACCTGTACTCGGTCGACATCGCCGATGCGCAGGTCCCGGCCGCCTGGCACCGGCTGGTCGCCTGGCACTTCCTGAAGGCCGACGACATGAGCGAGCGGGCCCGCGCGTTCGTCCCGGCCCGGCTGGACCTGCTGTTCATCGACACCAGCCACGCGTTCGGGCACACCCTGGACGAGCTGGGCGCCTACGGCTCCCGGGTGCGGCCCGGCGGGATCATCCTGTGCCACGACACGCACTGGGACGAGGGCGACATCGAGCTGCCTGGCCCGGACGGCCCGGTGGCCCGCGCGCTGACCGAGTGGTGCGCCCGGGAGAACCTGCAGTGGGAGGACCGGCCCGGCTCCTACGGCCTCGGCATCGTGCGGATCCCGTCATGACCGAGTGGAAGCTGTTCGAGGGAGAGCCGCCGTTCTTCACCACCCCGGCCTGGTACGCCGCGCTGCCGCGCACCCGGCACCTGGAGCAGCACGACCACGGCCCCCGGCTGCAGTACTCGGCGCTGGCCGTTGCCGCGCTGGCCACCCAGCTGGGTGCTACCACCGCGGTGGACCTGGGCTGCGGTGACGGCGGCCTGATGTCGCTGCTGGGCGGCCTGGATGTCTGGGGGTACGCGCTGTGCCCGGCCGATATCGCCGGCGCGGCGGAGCGGGGCGTGCGCGCCGAGCTGCTGGACGTCGTCGCGCACCCGGAGCAGGTCCGCTGGGGCGAGATCGCGCTGGCCACCGAGTTCTTCGAGCACGTGGCCGATCCGCACGCGATGGCCCGGGAGATCGCCCGGCACTGCCGCGGCCTCGTCTGCTCCTCGCCGGCCAACGAGACCGGCCAGGCGCACTACGAGTTCCACGCCTGGGCCTGGGACGGGGGTGGTTACCGGGCGCTGGTGGAGCAGGCCGGGTTCGAGGTGCGCCAGCACGCCGGGATCGGCTCCTACCAGGTGATCAGCGCGGTGATCTCGTGACCGTCACCCCCGTAGCCGTGGTCACCCCGACCTGGCAGAGACACGACCTGCTCCTGGGCCGGTGCATCCCGTCGGTGCAGGCGCAGGGCTACCCCGCCGTGGAGCACCTGGTGGTCAGCGACGGCCCGGACCCGGTGCTGGCGGGCAAGCTTGCGCAGCCCTGGCTGGACGGCTGGCGCAACCTCTGGTACGCGGAGCTGCCGGAGCACGACGCCATGCCGCACTGGGGCCACCTGGCCCGGCTGGAGGCGCTGAGCCGGACGGACGCGCCCTACATCACGTACTGCGACGACGATGACGCCCTGCGGCCGCAGCACTGCGGCGTGCTGGCGCAGGCGCTCGACGAGCACCCGGACGCCGGGTTCGCCGTGAGCTGGATGCTGTCGCACAGCCCGCAGGGTGACACGCTGATCGGCGGCGGGGAACTGGCCGCGGGTAATGTCGGCACCCCGATGATCCTGCACAGGCGCGAGCTGCTGGACGTGGCCACGTGGGGCCCGGCCGACCCGATGGAGGACTGGGCCATGGTCTGGGCGTGGCTGCGGGCCGGGGTCACCTGCGTGCGGGCGGAGGAGATAACGTCAGACGTGTGGCCCAGCGTTTTCTGGTGAGGAGGCCGCCGTGAGCATGCCGCCGCCGAACGGGCAGGGCCCGGTGCAGGACGCCCCCGCCCCGCTCATTGACCCGGGCAACCGCATGCTGGCGTTCGGCCAGCCCGCGCACCTGGACACCGGGATCGTCACCCAGCCGGACGGTTCCAGGCTCGGCATCCTCACGTTCCGGACCGCCACCACCACCCTCACGGTCACGCTGGTGCAGGCCGACGTCGTGCGGTGGGGCGAGCTGATCCTGGCCCTCGGCCGGAGCATGCCGGGCGGCAGCGGGCTGATCGTGGCCGGCCCCGGCTCCGTCCCCGGCGTGTAGCGCGCGGCCCCCGGCCGCAGCCTGCTTGGCTGCCGTGGCATCCTTGGGCCGGGGGCCGCGCTGCCCGGGGCGCCGTGTCAACGGTGGCTGTCGTTCGATGTTGGGGCGCCCCGGCCGTCTCTGCTTTGGCTGGCGTAACGGCCTTGGGCCGGGGCGCCGCCTGAGTGATGGCTGTCGTACGGGCTTTGGGCGCCCCGGCCGCCAGGTTATGGGCCGTCGCTGTATTACTGGGCCGAGGCGCCGTATCCATCTTGGCTGCCGTTCGTCGTGTGGGCGCCCCGGCCCGGCTCTAGGCCCCCGGCTCCCAGCCGTCCGGCCGCGGGTACGGCCTGGGCTCCTCGCCGCCCGCGACCAGCCAGAAGTCGATCAGAAACTCTTTCTGGGCCAGCCGGTGGGCGTGCCGGAGAATATGCTGCGGGCGCCACGGCGACCCGGGCTCGCCCCATTCCGGATGGGCGACGGTCCCGCACCCGTTCGAGAAGGGCGCCAGCTTGCGGTTCTTGCACGTGCGCTCGTGCACCTTGGCCTTCGCGGCCTCGCGGGCGGCGCAGAACACAGCCCAGTACTTGGAGTCGGCGGCGGCCTGGCTGACC